GTTATTTGCTTATTAATCAGCCACATATTAATGGTAAGGCGATGGTTATTAAGTTCACGCCTATTCGTGTCGTCTGTAATAATACTTTAACCATGGCTCTTCAAGACGGCGGTGCGGCATTCCGTATGCCACATATCCGTGACTTCGATATGGATGTTCGTAGTGCGGCTGAAGAAGCTCTTGGGTTATCAGCCCGACGCGTCGAGGAGTTTAAAGAACAAGCCGAGTTCCTTGCATCTCGGCCTTTCAAAACCGAAAGTATAATGAACTATATCGCTGAACTTTATCAGCCAGCGTTACTTATCGAAAAAGCGAAAGCCGCGAACGATCAAGAGTTTGTTATGCAAGAAAAGTTTAACCGCACATCAGAGATGGTTCTTTCATCCATCGACCTTTCTCCTGGGGCTACACTTAAATCAGCGAAGGGTACTTGGTGGGGTGCATTAAATGGTGTGACTTATATAGAAGACCACCACCGTCGTTCAAACGCAGAAGGCAATAGTCTTCATAGCGCATGGTTTGGAGCTGGGGCTAACCGCAAAGCCAAAGCCCTTTCAAAAGCACTAGAGTACGCGGCGGCATAACGAGACGATGCTGGGCACATCTAAAAATGCCTTCCTTTCTAGTGGGGTTCCCAGAGCTGTTGTAGTCGCGGCTCTGGGAATTTTCATTATTTTGTTATATTATTCGTAAGCGTTCTATACTATATTATATGTAGGCGGTAATAGCGTCGCCGGAGTCATTTAGAAAGGACAAGATTATGGCTAATTTCTATTTTTATGTAGAGAATACTGAAACTCGCGAGCGTACTTATATTGATGGCGGTTTTAGTTTCCTTGATGATAAAAAAGTAGCTGGCAGTAGCGGTCTTTGGTTAAAGCATCTCGATTGGCTAAAAGAGCGTCGCCCACTTGAAGCCGACGAAATTTACATCGCTGTCGATGTTACTGATATGTCGGTTTATGCCAATATCCCCGAAGAAGACCAAGATTGGGTTTGGGTTGGTAATATGGTCTTGGAGGCAAGCTAATGATGTATCTACATTTCACCTTTGCTATGATCGGGCTATTTCTATGCTACTCAGCATTTGCCCTTTGGGATGTCCTTCTGGGCATCCCCTACTTCGCAGCAATGCTCTTTACTCTCGGTACGGTAGTCTTGATTTTTGGGCTACTTGGTATGTTTAACCATGTTGGAGGAAATAATGACTAGAGCCCTTTTTGCTTTCCGTGACGATGCGGGTTTTATGCTTAAATTTATGGGTATCGTCCCAGCTGCCTAGGGTGTCGATATGTTTATCTCTGAACTCGATGATAAAGATCAATGGCCAGAAAGCCATTATGCTTTGTACATCGACCTTGAAACTTTCGAAGTAATCATCTTCGATGAAGGCGATATCCCTGAAGAATTTAAGCAAGTTTGCTCGTTGAGCGAAATCCTCGAACAAGCTCTCAAGGAGTATTTCTCATGACTAAAAAATGTACTGTAATTATCGCCGCTGATTCGCTCGACCCAGATCCTCATATTAAGACTTTTGATTTACCCTATGAAGCTCAAGACTATGCTAGTGACTGGGTCGCTGATGCCGTTCAATGGCGTGTCGACCATTCGCCTTATACTATCTCTGAAGAAGAACTCGATCAAATGTACGAAGAAGAATGGCAACTTGTTCACTTTGTTGAAAACTAAAATTGAGGAGCTTCGGCTCCTCTTTCTTTTACCTTGGACATTGCTAGACTGACTCGTATTTGAGAAGAATGTTCTCCCCACAGGTTTTAGTGTGTCGTTGGTGTAAAGTGACATCATAATGTCATAATGTCATAATTTCTTTGTAAGTGGTTCTTTTTCCTTGGTTTCATGCGATGACATGGTGTTTAGCAGTTATGATAACTGTGTCTTCAATAAGACGTCGCGGGACACTTTTTCATACTGAAATAAATTTCTCACTGGAAATATACATTGTTGCGGTCGGTAAGATTTAATGCTATATTTACTTTGTTATGTCCTGGAGGATTAATTTGTCTAACGAAGTAACAACATTGGAAAGCCTTGAGTATACGCCTGTCGAACCGTCAGAGTGTGGCAACTATTGGATAAGTCCAGATGGTAAGAAACATCGTCCTCTCTCGCCACGTCATAAAAAGTTCTGTCAACTGTATATCCAAGGAATGTCTGGAGCTGAAGCGGCTCGCCGTGCAGGTTTCACAAAACATAAATTTGGTGCGAAAGCGCAGGGTTCTGCTCTACTTCGCAGAAATCCGCTCATCCGCAATCATATCATCGACCTAATGACTCGCGAGCGAGAACGTGCCGCTGTTTCAATGGAATCGCATCTTACTGAACTTTCCCGTCTGCGCGATGAAGCCGCTGATTCAGGGCAAATATCCTCCGCTATTTCAGCAGAGATCTCTCGGGGAAAGGTGGCGGGACTATATGTAGAGAAGAAGGAAGTGACGGTCAACAAGATCGAAAGTATGTCGGACGACGAACTAAGAGCAAAGTTACAGGAACTAATCAACGGTAGCAACATAAAAGTGGTGGAACATGTATCAGACGGAGAAGAACCTTTATCAGGCGATGAAGAAGAATTTATCGAAGGTCCATTGGCAGAGGATCGAGACGGGAGCATTACAGCAGGGAGTGCCTGACGTCAACGCTTGTTATGGCGGTCATGAATTTTGGATTGAACTTAAATGTACAACCACTGACTTTGTCTCACTGACTCCTTTTCAAATTGCTTGGCATATGAGGCGAGCTACAGCTGGCGGTATTTCATGGATCATGGTTGCCGATTCAAAACGAAAAGCATTGACGTTGCATACTGGCAATTCATCACTCCAACTTTCAAAGCATGGGGTTTCATCATCAAAGGCATTCGAACATCAATACTTGATTGACTGGCCTTTGTTGTTGAGGCAGCTTTGTTTGACTGACCGACTGATTGACTGATTGACTCGCGCCTGGAAGTAGTCATAATATTGTTTATTTTGTACTTTACTTCTTCGTCCTACTATACTATATTATACTCATGAGTAAGGCGTTGCGCCTTACCGCAAACTGCATTAGAAAGGATCATTATTATGACTGCAGTAATCGAAAAGAAGACAGCCACTTCCAAAAAGGCTACTGTTAAGAAAGTCACTTTCCCTGGAGCTTCTGCCAAAAAGGCTATCGAAGCTGTCACGAAAGTTGCCGTTGCTGACCCAGCTGGTAATTCTGGTATCCCTGCCCCAGCTCCAAAAGGTTTCGATGGTCGTAAGGTGACACTGGTCACCAAGACTGTTCCTAATCGTAAACTGCCAGCTCAGGCAGTTATCATTCTGAACACTATCGAAGCTCTTGGTGGTACTGCATCGCAGTCTGAGATTGTTGGTGCGCTTCTCGAGAACGGTCTCAAGACTGTTCAGTCACCAAAGCGTATCTATACATTCTATCGCAAAGACCTGATGGAAGAAGGATACATCACTTACGCTTAATCACGGCGTGGGGGCAGTCAGCAATGACTGCCCTTTCATCATCCCATGTTATTGATTGACTGACTGGGCACTCCCTTCATCATCACTTGCTGCTCGTATTGATTGACTGACTTCTCTGAAACTCTGTTTCAGTAGGGGGCTTTGTTTGACTGACTCATTGTTTGACTGACTCTAATTCCTTGGGCGTTTTGCCCTTTTATTCCTGAACCTTTTTTACTATATTATAGGGGCGGTAAACTGCCGCTTAAACGAAACTAAAGAAAGGTAGAAAGTTATGAAAAACGTTAATACTTCGGCAAAGTTGCCTGTCCCTGCGGATTATTCTAAAGCTAGTGCGCTTTTGGAAAAGTTCGCCTCTAAGCCTTGTAAAGTTAAAAGCTGGTTTGAGTCTACTGAAATTTCTTCCACTCTTTATTATTTCGAAAATGGGTCTATTCGTGTCTTTCATGACCCCTCTTCTAATTATCCCTATATAACTCTGGAGTGGCATGGTGAAGGTTGTTATGTTGGCTCTACTCTTTCTATGTCTACGGACTCTGATGTTGACTATCACATGTCTGACGAAGCTCTTAATAGTTTGAGAGAATTGCTACTAAGCTAAATTTTGCCCTTTTATTCCTGCCGCCTCTATACTATATTATAGGGGCGGTAGCGTACCGCTTAATCAAACTTTAGAAAGGTAGAAAGTTATGAATATTCAAGTCTGTGATATTAACGAAGAAGTGGGTCATTGGTCTCCAATGCCTGGAGGCGGTCTAGAAGTTTGGGTAGGTGCGGACGCTTCCGACTTCCCTGAGTTTTTGGGAGAGCTTCCATCTATGGAATTAGCTCGTACGCCATGGAGCAACGATACCGAAATAGTTGTCGACCGTAGCGAAGATGACTATTATGTATATATCTGCCATCGTCATCCCACAGAAGGTGGCGACACTGGCACAGTCTTTCGCTATAACAAGAGCCCATTCTTCGTTTATAAATGATGGTCGGGGCGGCTTCGGTCGCCCCTTTTTTCATACCTATCATTATCACTGACTGACTCTAATTCCTTGGGCGTTTTGCGCTTTTATTCCTGCCACTTCTATACTATATTATAGGGGCGGTACGCTACCGCTTTAACTTAACTTTAGAAAGGTAGAATATTATGAATAACGCTAAACTTGCTTATAATGGTCACTCTATTTCAGAAATGAAAGAAATTCTAAAAGAAGCTGGTCAAGCTCTTAGAGAATTGTGTGAAACTTTTCAAGCTGGAGAAATCGTTGAAACTCCGTACTCGGTCGTGTGGCGTGATTTCTATGGTAATTCTTTCTTCCGTGCTAACTATGAAGAAAATGTAACGCCTTGCGTTACCTTTGAAGAGTATGAGGATTCTGCTCCTAGGGGTGTAACAAAAGGTTTTCAATCTCTGGGCGAAGCTAAAGAATATATCGCTAGCGTCTCTTCATATTTGTCTGAAGATGTCTTCTGTGAAAAATAAATAATAATTGGGGCGGCTTCGGTCGCCCCTCTTTTATTCCCTTCATCATCACTGACTGCCCCTTCATCATCATACTAAGTATTTTTCTTCTATATGCATTCGCTCGCGCTCGCTCGGTAGGGGGCTTTTGTTTGTCTGACTGACTGACTGGGCGGTTTGGCAAAGTTAACTGATTTTAGTTAACGATGCTGCGCGTAAATTAATTTAAATTTTTTTCGTTTTAGGGCTTTACATATAGGGCTAGCCCCCCTATATTAGGGGTATAGCAATTACATATGAAAGGATAGATGCTATGACTAAGTTAACTTCAAATACCCCTAAGGCTACTATTTCTAAGGCTACTGGTAACGGTGCTACTATTACCCCTACAGTTAATAAGGCGTCTGTGGCGCGGTGCGGTATCCCCGCCCCTAGCCCTAAGGGGCGCAATAATATTAAGCTGGTACTTAGCCCTAATGCGGTTAAGCTACTATCTGAAAATAGGCTACCGGCTCAAGCTCATACTATACTATATGCGCTTGACCAGTTAGGGGGCGCGGCTAAACAGTCTGATCTAATTGAATACCTAGATGGTAGTGATAGCCCTTTACAAACTGTGCAAGGGGCTACGCGTATCGTTACCTTTTACCGTAAAAAGCTAATTGAGGGCGGTTACGTTACCGTAGGGGGCTAGCCCCCTAGGGGGCGGTTAACGCCGCCCCTACCGCGCCCTACCGCCCCCGTACCGCGCCCTACGCGGTACGGGATTTTCTTTACCCCCATCCCCCTAAACCGCAGCGGGACTCCTATATTTTGACATCAGATTAACACTGTTACGAGATGCGCCAAGAATTTTTGGATCAGGAACCTTCCACCCCCACCCCATAAAATAGTATGAAGCCCCTAGGAGTCCCAGCCCCTGAAAAATTTTACAAAAATTTCGTAGCAAAAATCTCGTATCCGTTAGGAGGCCAGTTCAATAGCCTTGGTCCAAGATTCTTGTTCTATGAACGGGTTTTCGAAGTACGTTCCTGCGTATCTTTTTGTAATTTGGTTAACGGTATGGGAGGCATAGAAGACACATCGGCGATGGTCAGCGGCGCAGTGCGCGAGGATATCGTATTTTTCGGGAGTGAGAATTTTCTTTTTTGAACCTGAGCCGTTATTAAATTGGTATCCAGGAGTGTAGTGTTTTCGATATTTAAGCGTTGCCGTTTTAACTTGGATTCGAAGAAAGTGGTTATCGTTGAAGG